ATTTATTTCTGCTGTTTTAATTTTTCTTCCATCTACTGATTGGCACGTAACTAGCAATTTAGCCATATTGTATTCAGTGCGATGAAATAGTGGAATGTCAACTGATCCAGATGTAGAAATATTCCATGTACCTTCAGCTGGTGATTCCTTTTGCCCAAACATACTTTCAATAGAATAATTCCAAACCGACGTAGAATTATCAGATGAAATACAACGTAAAGTAACTTTACTATATGGACTAGTTACTACTAAATTACCTGAAACGCCTTTAATTGAATCAATAGCTTGAATCGTTAAAGGATTAGTAACTGATATTGATCCATTAGAGTTAATGAATTCAACACAATCGCCGAGTTCGCCTCTTTCAATGATAACTTTAACACCTACAGTAGAGGTATCAATATCATGTCTAGTGCCAACTTTTACTGGAGTTGCGTACTCCGCGATAGAGTGTTTTTGATAATATCCAGTAGCATGGATAATTTGGCCGTCAGCGCCAGTGCCATTTGCTACTGCCATTTTACGCTGATCACCAAACGCGTTATAAATTGCGTTAAAATCACTATTAATTTTATTACCACCGTCGAATAAGATATCACCAGTAGAAGCGTTACCAATTTCGCCGGTATCAATCAATTTCTTTGGTTCTTGAATGAACATAGCGGTTTCCTTATGAGTTTATAGTATTTATAAAGAAAAAGGGAGCCCATGGGCTCCCTTAATTTAAAATGTAAACAGAATATTGATTTCTTCTGTCTGATCCATTGCCATGATAATAGGTGGCCTATTTTCCATATAAATCATTTCGCCCGAATGCCTCATTAAATCTTCCGGATCATAATAATCCTTTTCAGCTTTAACGTTTGGGTCATTTGGATGAACTTTAGCTTCAAGAGGATTGGTGATTATTGATATTTGTCTAAATCCTTTATTTCCCGGTAATGCAGCATCAGGAAAGTAAACTGAATCTAAATATGCTTTAAAACGTATAGTGTTTGCCTTAACGCGATAAATTAATCCAAAATCATCTTGTTGCCAAGTGAGATTATCTTCATATCCCCATCTAGTCGGGTCTTCTTTTAATTCCTCAGGCCAAGGAACCACGATATATTCATTCGTGCATCTATTTATAGATACATCAGGCGGAATCTCAAATAGATATTCCCAAACATATCCGTCTCCGGGTTCAATTGTTCCTTCAGCATCTCCTCGACCTTCAGGAGGAGTCATTGACCTAGCAGAAGGAGTCCATTTTCCACCTAACTTAAGGCATTCATCCGTATCAGTTAAAGATGCGATTGAACACATTCCGGTATCAGGAACATCTAAACAACGATATACTAACCAGCCTGCGCCTGATTCAGTAGCGTTGTAAGGAGCTGAGTTACACACTACAATATCGTTAATTCTAAATGTGTATGGATCCGGATATCTAGTATCTCCCCAATCTCTACGAGGAATAACTGCATCAAGCATAGATGGAAGAACCTTTACAGTTCCCATCATATGAGTCCACATGTCAGTTACACCTAATACAGAATCGGTGGGATAAGGTGGGGCAAATCCCACCTCATTTTCATTTGATGACCATGGTTCTGATCTTCCAAATGTGATAAAGATAGTGTTTTTATCCGGACCACTTCCAATTGAATTATAAAAATTCAACATTTTTTCTGTTCTAAATTTTGAAGTAACTATCGCACGATAGATAACACTTGAATCATTCATCTATTTTAACCTGTGTTGGATTTTCAGGGTCTCTTGGATTTCCTATATTATCTTTTAGACGTTTATTAACTAAATCTCTAAATTGTGCAAATGTTGTTCCAGATGCGTCAAATAGAGGACTCATTAATTTACGTCGTTCAGACGGCAATTGACCTTGAAATATTGAATTGTTATTTTCAGCATTATAGTCATCAGGAAGAGGATATTTTACACCAGCCATTGGGCCAGGTTCATAAATTGCTTCGCCTGTTACCGAATCATGCTCAATTTCACCGGTTGGAGTCAATTTAGCTACTCTATCAGCATATTCAGTAGGCAATCCAGAATCCCATTTATAGTTTTTGTATTTATTAATTATAGTCTCTGTATGTTTAAGAGTTAAACCAACATTAATAAACATTGTTAAAAGGGTAATTGCTATAAATCCAAATCCTACTGGATGAACAAAACGAATAACGTCAGATTTCCAGCGGGAAGAAGGTAAATTGGATTTAATTTTCATTACATAATATGATCGACTTCTATTAATATAGTCTATATTATTTTGAAGCAAATCCTTTCCTTTAACCCCACGAATAATTTCGCCTTCAAAACCTGGAAGTCTTTCTGCTTTAACTTCTTGTCCTGCTATTAACCGCCCCAAAAGATTATGAATAGTTACGGTCCATTGCAATTTACCATTAGAATAGCTTCTTTCTATATAAGTAACATTACATCTTCCTGTAGCTGTATAAATCGTTTGTCCTACTAAATCTTCTGTAAGAGAATCAGATTGAATGATTACATCATATTCAGTACCTGCTCCCGATTCAATTTCAATTTCAACTTCTTCATTATAAAGAACTTTAAAAAGAAATTTATATGATGCTTCAATTCCTTTAGTAGAATAAAAATCATAGCTACGTGATTCAAAAAATCTTGCAACAGCATCGCGTTTGTCAGCATTTAAATAAATGTTTCTTTTATATATTTCTGACCATAAATATTCCCACGCATGCTCTTCTCGCGGATATTGGTTACGAATTAAATTTCGTAAATTGTTATACTGAGTTCCATATCCGTCAGAAAGATATTGAATATATGCTTCGCAAAATGCCTCAAAATTCGAATCCTGTAACAAATAAGAATCAGGCATCATTGTGCCAATCAATGGTCTTAAATCAGGGTCAGCTAATCCACGTTCTTCTTCTGGTGACCAAGGAGTTTCGCGCTCTTGGTTTTGTAAAAATGCTTTTAAAAATACTTCAGTTGGCTTCCAAATAATTTCTACTGTATCTCTCACACGATAGTTAAAATCATAATAAGAAATTATTTCGCCAGAAGATTTGTAGAAAAGCATCCCAGATGCATATTTTTTAAATCCGGTGAATTTAACATTTGGCATTACTATAGTGCAATCGCCATCATCCCAGTATTCATGAACTAATCTATCTGGTGATGTTTCCGGAATATTTTCTATAACTTTAGTGTATTTTAAATCAGCATAAACTACTACAGCTTTATCAGAGTTGTTTATCCAACAACGAGTGTTAGATTTTTTAGACCAATTAAAGAACGGTTCTGCGTAGTATTTCATCGGTTGAGGAGTAAAAGTCTCCCAATCAGATTTTTCATCCGCTATAAACGCCATCATATGATAATGTTTATCAGCTAACCATTCGCGAGGAAATTCATATTTAACAGCACCGATTAACTGGTATTTTACAGCAGTTTCAGGGTCATTAACAACGTTATCACTTAAAAATTTAAAATTACTCGAAGACAGAGAAACTAATTTACCATCAGTTGACATGTTTGCGTATCCAGGTTGAATACGTCTTCTTTCTTCTTCAGTGTTGCCAAAAACTCTTTTCCACGTTTTTGTGTCATGATTTAAAACATATATTCCTTTATCAACAGAATCAATTATTTTTGATGTTCTAGGATTAGCATTTAATGTTTCAACTTCACCGATAATAAGAGCAAAAACTTTATCACCAATAGAATCCATTTTATAGCATACAGCTTTAGGATTTCCAGTTATAGTCATTGTATCAGGTTCAAAAAGTCTTTCCGAGTATGTTGGTGATAACGGGTCAGAATCTATAGGTGCATTACTCGTTTTTATATATCTAACTTTATCTCTGGCAACAACATAGATATTATCATCCGTACAAGTAATGGCTTCAGCTATACGATATACATTCGCTGGTAAAGTCGCATAAGTAGCGAAGATTTCAACATCGAATCCTAAATGAAGTTGGTCTCCTAATTTAGCAAATGTTATATCCTGTGAACTGAATCTGACATCATCTGCTG